TATGCGGCTCCCACCGCGTAGAGCATAGAACGCTAACACAAGGAGAAAAAATGGGAAGACCTATTAACAAACGATATTTCGGTGCCAATCTGGCAGACAATATCAAAGTTCAGTTTTTTAACGGCACAGAAAGTGTGCCCGGATATATTGTAAAGCAAACTGGCAGCAAAAGATTCATCTGCAAAGATGCCAATGGTAATCAGGCCACTTGCTATCTGGTGGACAAAGCCAGTGCTGATTTAGCAGCTGGCGAAATGTCCATAACCATTGCTTATGACAACGGCACTGCACGTCAGATCACCAAGATTTCTGCACATAAAGTGACCATAGACGGTGTACAGCAACCTTGGTCTTTTGATCCCAGCACGTCAGATAGTCGTGTGCAGATTGAAGAAGCGGGCACCGATACTCAGTTGACATCTGCCACCAATCTGGAAGGTGACGATGTGGTGATCCCTACAGGCATGGACCGCAATGAACCACTGGCGGGGTCGGGTGGCAGCAACAATACAGTGCCCGGCACGTTCAGAGCAGTGTCCTCATTCATTGGACCTTTCTCGTCGGGAGGCATAACTTTCCGCAATTTGTCCTCCAGCGCATTGAACAGTGTGCCCAACAGTGCCAATGGCCTTTATCGCCGCAAGTATGTGGGAAATTTCTCAACCACCTACGTGCACCAAACCACACCACCATGGACATTGGACATGGGTTTCTTTGGTGTTAGATCTCACGGACCAATTTCAGAGCCGGCATACGAAGTTGATACATATTTGAGCTTTGGTAATCGCAGTGATTTGGCCGATGAAAACAACTACGCTTTCGAGTGGAAGGGCTATATACAGGCACCTATCACTGGAAACATGAGAATTGGCGCCAGTGTTGACGATGATTGCGTGTTGTGGATTGGCGATGCTGCACTGAATCCAGCGAACAACAATTTCTTGTTTGCTCAATCGGGCAGTAACAGAAGGGGCACTGATGGTGTTACTGTAGTGGCAGGCAAATGGTACCCAATTCGACTATGGTTCCAGGAGTGGGGTGGTTCAGAAGAATTCCAATTGGGAGCCAGTGTCAGCACAGGTTCCACCAAGTACGGCTACGACGGCGGTTCAGCAACACCATTTACTGTTGCACATAACACTACAACCAAGGGGTATTAATCATGGGACGTCCATTAAAGAAATCATTATTTGGCTCAAATGCCAACAATAATTTAAAAGTTCAGTTCAACAATGGCTCAGCCAGTGTGCCGGGCTTTATCGTCAAACAAAAAGGTGCTAAAAAATTCCTGTGTCAGGATAAAAATGGCAACCAAGCAGTCTGTGTTCTGGTTGCCAAAGCAGCTGGTGATTTGGCTGTGGGAGAAATGTCCATAACTGTCAGACTGGATTCCAACGCGGCTGTGCAAGTTACTAAAATTTCATCACACAACATCACTGCTGGTGGGGTGAGTTATCCCTGGACATTTACTGCCAGCTTGAGCGATGGTGCTGCTCAGGTTGAAGAGGCAGGCACAACTTCGGGTGCTAACGTCTTGGTTGGTGCAACCAACATCGAAGGCGACACTGAGTAAATACAGTAACTCATAAAAAATAGCGGCCTGGTGCCGCTATTTTTTTCTATGCACTTTTTAGTATAAATAATTAAAATTGGAATATTCAGTATGGCCACAGTTAAACGATTCAACACCACTTACACCATTGATGGTCCACAGACCATTATCAAAGGCAATCTTGTTGTGCAAGGTGCGCAGACTTCTGTAACCTCCACAGACACCTACATCACCGACAAATTGATTAATCTGAACAACGGTGAGACTGGATCTGGAGTTGGGCCAGCCGGTACTGGCAGTGCCGGATTGGTGGTGAATCGTGGCACGCTGGCCAATGTAGTACTCCGTTGGTATGAGCCCTATCAGAAATGGCAAATCACCAATGATGGCAGTGTGTATGCTAACATTGCGGTTTCTTCTGGCAATAAAACTTATCTGACAGCAGTCATAGAAGACCCTGCTCCGGCCCTGGGCGGCAATTTAAACGTCAATGGTCAGAATATAACATCCAATATAGGAAATATTAATTTTACTGGAAATTTACAAATTAATAACTCCCCAACCCCACCCACAGCAGCAGCTAATGCCACTGTGGTATATTCCAGTACCCCAGCTGCAGGCACGTCGGGGGTTTATGTAGTCAACGGGGCCGCCGCCAATCAGGAACTAGTTACTAAAACACGTGCATTTGGCTACTCTCTAATATTATAGGAACAATAATGACAATATCTAATACCTCGCTAACTCTTGCGGCTGCAAATATCTATGTGAGTTCAGGAAACACCGTGGTTTCAGTAATGTATTTCTGTAATACAGATTCTGCTGCCAGAAATTTAAACGTCTACCTTATGCCTCAGGGCACTGCAACTGCCAATGCAGCAGTTCAGATTTATAAAGATGTGCAAATTGCAGCAGGAGATACTCTGGTGGTGGATATGGAAAAATTGGTTTTGGGCAATGGTGATATGATTAGAGCCAATGCATCAGCGAACCTTGCCATCACTGCCACTGTTAGCTATGTGGGAATTTAACCAATGGCACATATGCTAAAAAATAGAGTTTTTAAATCTGCTAGTTATGTATTGGGTTTTCCCACAAGTTCCAGTGGTGTTGGGCCTGATTCCCCAGTACCAGGGCAAGCCAGATATAATACCACTACCGGTAAACTGGAATTTTATAATAACGAAACCTGGAATGCAGTGGCCCGTGAGGGGTTCTCACTAATGAGCAAAGACAGTTTCACTGGAGATGGCACCCGTACCGAATACGGTCCCATGAGTTATCCCTACCCTGTGGGCACAGAGGCATATGCACTGGTTCACGTGGGCACAGTGTATCAAATACCCGGCACTAATTACACATTTGATGGTACTAATAAAATAACATTTACCAGTCCACCATCAAATGGTGCTGATATCACAATCATACACGGTATCAGCAGCACCATCGTGGGTTGAAAAATCCAATAAATATAGCAAGAGGATTTTTTAATGGCCATTAGTCGCGTTCCTGGGTATTCATTATTGTCAGATTTAGATCGCCAGGGAGTTGATCTAAAGTTCGTCACCGACGGTAATGCCCTGGTGCATATGGATTTTGCCAACTTCTATGTTGGTATAAATGGGATTAATCCGTCAGAACCCCTGACTGTTAACGGAAATATTCTGGTCAACACCGGCAATGTGCTGACTGCTGCCAATTTGGCGTACGATTTAGGTAATACCACTCATTGGTGGCGCACATCATACGCCGGCAATGCAATATCCAACACAGTTAACACCAGCAATGCAAACATTGGTAATTTGACTGTTGTGGCGAATTCCTATGTGAATTTTGGTAATACCCTGATACATTGGGTTAAAGACCCTGAAGATCCACAGGACGCTGCAACTAAATTTTACGTCGATCAGGCCACTGATGTCATCAACAATTTCACCGCCAATATTCCCAAGATTGGTAATGTTATTCCTTTGGGTACACCCATTGATGGCAGTCTGGTTGCCAATGGTGCCTACAGACACTGGAACACACTGACCTCTGTGACCGACAGCATTGACGATCTCAATCAGGTGGTACTGAATGTCTTCAAAGGCACATATGTCAGTGATGTGGATTTTACAGCCAACGTCCTGGCCGGTCCCAGTGCGTTGGCTGTGAGATTCACTGGTATCTACACTGGTAATCCCAATGCTTATTACTGGGATTTTGGTGACGGCACAACCAGTACGGCTGGTAATGTTGTGACGCACACCTACAGCAATGTGTCGGGCGGTACCTATTCAGTTAGCTTTAAAGCATACAACACCAATGGCACGTTCTCTGGCAATATTGATGCCGGTGCCCGAGGCTCAGTGGATTATGCAGACAAATCCAATTATATCCTGCTGTACACACCAGTTCCAATACCAGCATTCACTACCAACCCCACCAGCATCAACACCACTGCTAGTACTACGATCACTAATACCAGCCAGTATGCCACAGGTTATCAGGTATATTGGGGAGATGGCACTGCAGCCACACCGGCAAATGTCTGGACCACACTGAGTCATACTTACACCAACAGTGGTGGCGACGCCACCTACAATATTATACTGACTGGCAGCAGCACCACCGCTGGTCCAGCGCCAGTAGTGGTCAATAGCGCGCCAACGACCGAATATGTTTATAGTACACATACACCGGTATTTTCTGCCAACACCGTCAGAGTCATCAATTATCAATCCAATGGCGGTGGTGCCATAAGTTTCACCAACAGTACCGCAACTAACCCAGGAGCCACTGCGACCTTTGTTAATAATCGTTATCGCTGGACCTGGGGCGATGCCACCACCAGTAATGTAAACATACAGTCAGGAGTGGCAGGAAATCCTGGTACTCCCATTACGCACCCCTACGCATTGTCTGCCGCCGATCAAGCAGCAGGCAATACTGCAATCTACTATGCCCGATTGGAAGTCCTGAATGGTCACACACTGAGTCCATTTGTCAGTGCCAATACTGCAATCTATGTGGAGCCTGAAGTCCGAGCAGACTTCACTTCACAGGCCGTGACTGTCAGTGATGCCACTGCAGATGATGCATTAACTGGGTATATTTTTACTGATTACAACGGAAATAATCGAGCCGTCTTTACCAGCAACAACGCCAGTCAGTTGGCCACAACGTATACCTGGAACTGGGGTGACACCACAACCAGCGGACCACTAAGTGGAAATGTTGCTGGAACCACCACAGGCGGCAACATCACACACACCTATACCAGTGTGGGAACAAAAACTGTGTATCTGGATGCTACAGGGACTCCCGGCACTTTGACACAGACCAACAGAAAAACTCGAACCAATTACATCAACATCAAAGCCAATCCAGCAGCACCAGGTGCACTCAGTACCAAAACACTGAGTATGAGCACCGCAAGTCAGGGCACTGGGCCGTTGCTGGCAGCCGCTGCCACTGACAATACCACAGGAAATATTCCAGCAGCTGGTACCAGTGTTACTAGATATGGGTCAGGCACGACGCTGATCACCAATACCATCACCGGTGCCAACACCAGTTTGACTGGAACATTGATTTGTTATACCAATCGCACCAGTACCGGCAGTACTAATTTCAGCATCAGTACCAACAGAACCGGCACTTATACCAATCTGGTGGTAGACGATGACAGAGATGCACATTTGGTCATCAGTGCAGCCACTTATCCCACGGGATTTTATAAAGTATTCAATGCACACAGCGCCATAGCATTCAGTAGTCTGGCATATGGGTACAATGATACTCATTTAAGTCATAGTGTGACTGGCGACACCAATAGTATTGGATTTGTCAAAGACAACCTGACTGCAGTTCCCACACTGAATATTGCCAATGTTGCAGTGACACAAGCGGCGGCCGGCACTCTGCGTTATATTTCCGGAGTTCCTTATTATAATACTGGGGGACAAATCACTGTCAGCAACGTGGCTGTCACTGATTTTATTGGACAAACCTACAGAAATATCAGTCCTCTGACCATCGCAAATGGCACCTTGGACGAAAGCACCACTGGATCCATCATCAGTTCACAGACCCGGACCTACAGTCAAATTGACGGGGCTGTGACTATGCTGAGTAGTGGTATACCCCGAGCCAACGTGGGCATCAATTCCACATATACCCTGGGCAATGTCACTGTTAATATTGATGGCAGTGCCCGAGCAGTGGGCAATCTGACACTGACTATGAATAATATAAATGGTGCCAGTACCGCAGTGACATTACCAACTCGGATACAAATTTATAGTCAGAGTTTGACTGGGTTTGATGAGATGACCATTCCGGTCAGCAGTTCCCTGGGAGCCACTTACACTGATAACGGCAAGCGTGTGGATTTGGGGCTCAGCGGCAACACACCCGCATACACCGCCCGAGATTTTTATACCGGCAATGCCTGGTCCAACACCAGCACGGTTGCTGGCACAGATGAAGCCATTGTCAGATGGGGCACACTCAGACATCTGAACACCATTAATTTCAGCACAGGATATCTGCCAGTGGGCCCAGATTTGGTCACTGGTCGTAGCGGAGCACAATATTTTACATTTGCATTCAGACGCGCGGTTACTGCCAACTTTGATATAACACTGTCGGGAAAAATCAGTGGACTATGGATTGCGGCACCAGGCACACAAATTGACAGTACCAGTACACTTAATGGGTGGATAGATGGAACAACTGCCTACACTGGTGCCGGCGTCCCAGGTGCCAACACTGCTGCAGGTGGCAATGGTAGCAATGGATGTGCACTGACCAATGCTGACCGAATACCCACTGGCAGTGTTATTAGTGGCACCAGTTACACCCTGACACTGGGTGCAGAGAATTTATCCAATGCTACTGGAAAAAATTGTCTGGTTAGAATTAAATTGGCTCCAGGAGATAGCATAACGGCCATTAGCATAGGAGTGGCAGCATAATGGCTATTTCCGATACACAAAAAGTTGATTATCTGTTTAAAAAGCTGGGATATGGGCTGACCAAGACCGATGTCACATCAAGAAAGCAGGCCTTCAACGAAAGTATCCCCAGTCCACTGTTGCTTCGTGGGGATAAAATCTGGAAAAATTCCGACCAGATACCAGGTGTTATACCCGCTGTGTCCAATGACATTGTTCGCATATATAGCGATGCAGCAAATACATCTGCCACTGTGGAATGTCAGGAAGATATAACTGCAACTGACAACAGAACCTGGAAGACCAATCTCACAGACTGGATCACCACTGAGTTTGGTTCCACATATCTGGTCAAAGTTTATGTTGATGTCACTGGGTCTCAGACACCTCAGACCACTGGCACACAATTGCTGGCTGCTGGGTCAACCAATAACGACGAATGGTTTTTCGACTACCAGAGCGGGGTGCTGCATTTTATTGGCGACAACTTGCCCGCCAGCATTGCCACAGGTGTCACTGGTCGAAGTGTTTATGTGTCTGGTGCAAGATATGTGGGCGAGTTTGGGGTCACTGGCAATATCAGGTTTAACGGCACAACCATTAGCACCAATGCCAATCTGACCCTGGCACCAGCCAATGGATACATTTTTGTTAGTAACAGTATTATCAGCAATGTGGCTAACCCAGTAAGTGGTCAGGATGCAGTAAATCTCAACTATCTCAACAATCAGATAAGCAATGTTGTGGGGCAGATAACCGGCACTGCCAATGTGATATATGCTGCAGACACCAAAGTTGAAGTGGTTGATGATGGTGTTTTGCCAGGAAAAATTAACTTTGTGGTCGATGGTGTTCTCAAAGCAAACCTAACCGCAAATTCAGCTGACTTTTATGTAAATTCAGTCAATATTGCGAATCTAACGTTTAATGGAGATACGATTACTTCGACTGGAAATATCACGCTGAACCCACAGAATTCTGGTATAGTAAAAGTATCAGGCAATCTCGCAATGCGACTGCCAGTGGGCGATGACGAGAGTCGACCAGATAATCCCGAGATTGGATACACCAGATTCAACAGCGAGAGACGAGCCATTGAGTACTATGATGGTAGCGAATGGCACATTCCCGGGGAATATGTTGTTACATCCGACGTTATCACACCAGATGGCATCAGTAATGTCTATGTCCTGAGTTCGTCGGCCAGTTCAGATGGGGTTTTGGTCAGTATCAACGGCACATTGCAACAGCCATATGTGGCTTATACGGTCGTTGGTACCAATATAACTTTTAGTGAAACACCACTGATCACTGATAACATCGAAGTCAGACATATTGCTGCTGGTGGTACAAGCATAGACATTTCCAGACTATCTAGTTCTGAAAATTCTTCACTAATTGCTCTGCAAGGACCAGACATTGCAGTCACGGGCAACTTAATCCCATCGGCCAATGCTGCATATAGTATTGGTACTGCCAGTGTTCGTTGGCAACATATTTACTGTGGTGGCAACATTAGCACAACTGGCAACGTCGTGGCCGCCAAGTTCTACGGTGACGGCAGTAACCTGACTGGGCTAGCGGCAACTTATGGCAACACACAGGTTGCCGGTTACTTGCCAACCTATGCCGGTAACATTGGTGGCACCATAACAACATCTGCACAGACCGGTATCACCTCAGTGGGCACATTGAGTTCGCTATCAGTCACTGGTAACGTAACTGCAGGTAATGTGTCGGCAACTAGATTGACTGGTACACTAACCACAGCATCACAAACTAGTATTACAGCAGTGGGTAATATTGTTGCCGGTACCTGGTCAGCGACGCCAATTCAGAATGCATATCTGTCCAACAGCAGCATAACAATTAACGGTACAAGTGCATCACTGGGCGGAACTGCAACTGTCACAGCCAATGCACAGACCCTGACAGGCACAACATTAAATAGTACTGTGGTCAACTCAAGTCTGACCACAGTGGGCAATCTGACTGCACTGAGTGCCAGTGGTAATATTAGCACAACTGGCAATGTCGTTGCTGCCAAGTTCTACGGTGATGGCAGTAACCTGACAGGATTGCCAGCCAGTTACGGAAATACGCAGGTTGCGGCCTACTTGCCAACTTATGCAGGGAATATACTGGCGGCAAATGTCACAGCCCAAACGGTCACTGCCAACATAAGCACTGGAAATATAACATCCATAAACAGTGGTGCAATCAGAATACAAACGTTGGGAGCCGGGGATATTGAACTCAATCCTCTGGGCTCTGGTACCATTCAATTAAAGGGCCCAGTGCAATATGATCCTTCGTTTAATTTTACCACCACCAACGGGGATCCCATACCTATCACAGTGGGGGTAGTGCTCCCATCCATAACTGCCTCCGGAGTCAACGGCACATTGACATTGTCCGGCACTGGAACGGGCAGTATAAGTTTGAATGATGACGTGACCGTTACCGGTAATTTGACAGTCAACGGCACCACAACGTCATTGAATGTCAATAATTTAAATGTGCAGGACAATATTATCAATATTGCCAGCACACAAACCGGAATTCCAACACAAAACGCTGGTTTATTGGTAATCCGCGGTGATGCGCCCAATGTACAAATGCGCTGGAATGAATCTGTTGACAGATGGCAAATAACCAATGATGGTACCACCTACGCAAATATAATCAACACATCGTCATCAGACACCACGGCATTTACTGGTAATGTTAACACCGGTGGTGTCCTTAAAACCACTGGTGGGATCTATAATGCCAACCCACCTATAATTTCAACTGATACGACTATTACTTCAGCATATTTGGGTGGATTTTTAGAATTATCGGGGACCAGTCCCTATACTGTTACTCTACCCGCCCCGTCGCTGTATACTGGCGCCAAAATCACCATATGGCAAAACACCACAGCCAACATAACACTGGCAACGCCTTCGGGATTGTTTTACGGCCCCAGTGGTTCAGTCAGCAACACCAAGGTTCTGTCCCAATCAGTGACACCATATTGGGATCTGTGGAGCGATAGCTATAACTGGATCTTGTTTGGCATCCGGACAGTTTAGCTAATACTATAGTATTAAAAATACCACACCTAGCGACGTCTTTTTAAGAATCCCAATAAATACTGATATTCGTACATAGTGCTGAGTCTCTGGGAATATATTGGCACCAGTCAGACTGACTACTCAACGTGATGTGATTGGATACAGAAACGACATGGTTTCCCTGGTCCGATCGAAATTTTAATTACTCTAACTGGAGCTTACTTAAATGTCTAATTATTTGACTCGTATTAAGAATAACCAGATCACTGATACAACCATTATGGCTAATGTCAAGGTTGTGCCAGGATCTATCAGTGGTGCGCTATTTGCGCCCACATTGACCATTGCCAGTGACATCACCATCACTGGTAACCTGACTGTTCAAGGTAGTGGAACATACCTGACAGTTGCATCAACCAACACCTACGTTAACGACCCCATCATCGTTCTAAACAACGCTTTCTCAGGCGCCAACAGCAGCGATATCGGTTTCGTATTCAACCGTGGTACCGACACCAACCAGGCAATCGTTTGGAAAGAAGCAGACGATCAGTTTGTATTGGGCGCAACATCAGCCGACGGCTCACAGAGCGGTGCCATCACAGTATCTGGCTACGCCACTCTTAAAGTTGGCAATTTGGTAGCAGTGGCAGACGTCACTGTTGGTGGCAACTTCAGTGCCAACACATTGACAGGTAACACTGTGGTATCCAACGGTGATATAGCAGTCAATGGTGGTGACATCACTTCCACAGCCGCAACATTCAACTTGTTGACAGCCAATGTCACAACATTGAATGTGGGTACTGCTGCAACATCACTGTCATTTGGTGCAAACACTGGTACATTTACCATCAGCAACCCCACAGTGGTCGGTACAGAAACAACACAAGCCCTATTCAACACAACTGCTACCACACTGAACATTGGTGGTGCTGCCACAGCATTGAACCTGGGCGCAGCCACAGGCACAGCAACCATCAACAACGAAACTGTGGACGTCAAGGGCAAGCTGACTGTTGATTCAACAACAGACACCACAAGCAAGACAACTGGTGCTCTGCAAGTTGCTGGCGGTGTTGCAGTGGCCAAGGACTTGTTCGTGGGTGGCGGTGACATCATTACTGATGCCACAACATTCAACCTGTTGAACACCACAGCCACAACATTGAACGTTGGTGGCGCAGCTACAACACTAACAGTGGGTGCCACAACTGGCACAGCAGCTATCCGTAATGCCAACGTTTGGGTTGAGAATGCCACAACTGTTGACGGCGCAATGTCAACCATTGGTGTGTTCAACAATGCCGCAACTGTTGACGCATTCAAGGGTGCAACTGATCTGGAAATGGGTGCTGCAACTGGTACCACAACAGTGCGTAACACCACATTGGCACTACCAAATGCCACAGACATCACTGGCTCAGCAGCAAGTATCAACGTGTTGAACACAGCCACAACTGTGGATGCATTCAAGGGCGCAACTGCCCTGACAATGGGTGCTACAACTGGTGCCACAACAGTACGCAATGATTTGTCAGTGACTGGTAATGTATCAGCAGTCAACGCAACATTATCAGGTGACTTGGCAGCCAATGGTGGTGATATTACAACATCAGCCTCAACATTCAACTTGTTGAATGCAACAGCGACAACATTGAACGTTGGTGGTGCAGCTACATCACTAACAGTTGGTGCAAGCACAGGTACAGCTACCATCAACAACGCCACACTGGCACTGCCAAATGCCACAGACATCACTGGTACTGCAGCAAGTGTTAATGTGTTGAACACAGCAACCACAGTGGATGCATTCAAGGGTGCCACAGCACTGACAGTGGGTGCCGCAACTGGTACCACAACAGTACGCAATGACGCCAGTGTTGGTGGTAACCTGACAGTTACCAAGGACGCCAGTGCAGTCAACGCAACATTGTCAGGCGATTTGGCAGTCAATGGTGGCGACGTCACAACAACAGCCACCACATTCAACCTGGTGGATAGCACAGCAACCACAGTTAACTTTGCTGGTGCAGCTACAACATTGGATGTTGGTGCCGCAACCGGTACAGCTACCATCAACAATACCACATTGGCACTGCCCAACGCCACAGACATCACTGGTACTGCATTGAGTATTAATGTGTTGAATACAGCAACCACAGTTGATGCATTCAAGTCAGCTACCGATCTGGAATTGGCGGCTACAACTGGCAACACATCAATCCGTAACAACGTGTCAGTTGGTGGCAACTTGTCAATAACAACTGACATATCAGCAGTCAACGCAACATTGTCAGGCGATTTGGCAGTCAATGGTGGCGACGTCACAACCACAGCCGCAACATTCAACTTGTTGAATGCAACAGCAACCACATTGAACGTGGGTGGTGCAGCCACAGCATTGAACCTGGGTGCCACAACAGGCACAGCAACAATCAGTAACCCAACATTGGTGGGTAATGCTGCCACACAGAACCTGTACAACACTCAAGCAACCACAATGAACTTTGCTGGTGCAGCTACAGAATTGAATATGGCTGCTACAACTGGCAACACCAGTATCCGTAACAACTTGATCGTTGGTCTGACAGTCAGTGCACGTGACATCAACAATACAGTTATCGGTAATGTCACACCAGCCAGCGCCAAGTTCACAACTGTTTATGACACACACCTGACCAACGGCCGTATTACATTTGCTGGTACCAACAGTGAATTGTCAGACAGTGGCAATTTCACATACGATGCAGCCAACACAGTGGTTACAATTGGTACAGTTGGTATCGATGGCGTAACCAACACAGTTAGTGCAACCGGTAATTTGACACTAGACCCCACTGGAAACATCAGTGTAAGCAATTCAAGAATTACTGACCTGGCTGATCCAATTGACAACAACGATGCTGCCAACAAGACCTGGGTGATGTCACAATTGCAAAGTGCAGTTGATCACATTAGTGCAGACGATACCGACATTCAAATCACAGACGACGGCACTGCTCCTGGCGTTATCACAAGTAACGTTGACGGTGTTCTGGTTTCTACAGTAAACGCAAATGCCACAGCATTCTACGGCAATTCAGCATCAAGTATTGTTTACATTGACAACGCTGGTTCCAACGTTTCAGTCAACGGCACATTGCACGTAAGTAGTGCAGTGACACTAGCCAACGCAGCAGCGGTCAAGAGTACTACAGAAACATCAAGTGTATCCACCGGCGCATTGGTGGTTGACGGTGGTGTTGGTATTGCCAAGAGCTTGTACGTGGGCAAGGATGTCACAGTTGTTGGTAACCTAGACGTCAAGGGTACAGTAACAACAGTTGAATCAACCACAGTTACCATTGCTGACGTTAACCTGACATTGGCTCAGGGTTCAACAACTGCAGCACAAGCTGACGGCGCAGGTTTGACAATTGCTGGTGCTAATGCAACATTCACATACAACAACACAGAAACCAGCTGGGACCTGAACAAGATCACACGTGTTACAGACACCACTGACACCACAAGCGAAACAACTGGTGCCCTACGTGTCGCCGGCGGTGTCGCAGTGGCCAAGGACTTGTTCGTCGGCGGCGGTGACATCATTACTGATGAAACAACATTCAACTTGTTGAATGTAACACCAACCACAATGAACTTTGCTGGTGCTGCTACTGCATTGGTTATGGGTGCTACAAGTGGCACAGCAGAAATCCGCAATGCCAACGTTTGGGTGCAAAATGCAACCACTATTGATGGTGCGCAAGCAAATGTTAGCGTATTCAACAATGCCACAACCGTGGATGCATTCAAGGGCGCAACAGACCTGGAAGTTGGTGCCACAACTGGTACCACAACAGTACGTAATACCACACTAGCACTGCCCAATGCAACTGATATTACTGGCTCAGCTGCAAGTGTTAATGTGTTGAACACAGCAACCACAGTGGATGCATTCAAGGCTGCAACTGCCCTGACATTCGCTGCCACAACTGGCAACACAACAGTACGCAATGACCTGGGAGTTGGTGGTAACCTGGCAGTAACTGGCGGTATTTCAGCAACAAATGCAACATTGTCAGGCAATTTACAAGTCAATGGTGGTGATATCAAATCAACATCAGGTTCAGCCAACGTATTCAATATTGATGTAACATTATTGAACATTGGTGGTGCAGCCACAACATTGAATTTGGGTAGCTCAACTGGTACAGCCACAATCAACAACCCCACAGTTGTGGGTAGTGCTGCTACACAGAACTTGTACAATACTTCAGCAACCACAATGAACTTTGCTGGTGCTGCAACTACATTCAACCTGGGTGCCACAACAGGCACAGTGACCATCAACAACCCAACATTGGTTGGTAGTGCTGCTACACAGAACTTGTACAACACCGGCGCAACCACAATGAACTTTGCTGGTGCAGCTACATCATTGAACCTGGGTGCAGCAACTGGTTCAACCACCATCAACAACACCACACTGGCATTGCCAAATGCCACAGACATCACTGGTAGTGCTGCTAGTATCAATGTGTTTAACTCATCAACCACAGTGGATGCATTCAAGGGTGCCACAGCACTGACAGTGGGTGCCGCAACTGGTACCACGACAGTGCGCAATGGTCTAGATGTTAACCTAAATCTAGCAGTTACTGGCAACGCATCAGCAACCAATGCAACATTGTCAGGCGACTTGGCAGTTAACGGTGGTGCCGTTACCACAACAGCAACCACAGCCAATGTGTTGAACACCACAACAACCACAATGAACTTTGCTGGTGCTGCAAGTGCATTGAATATGGGTGCCGCAACTGGTACAGCCACCATCAACAACCCAACCCTGGTTGGCGGTTCTGCTACACAAAACTTGTATAACACAGTGGCATCCACAATGAACTTTGCTGGTGCTGCTACTACACTGGTGATTGGTGCCACAACTGGTACAGCTAACCTGCGTAACGCAACAACAAATGTCGAAGGTAACCTGACCGTTGGTAAGAGTTTCATTATTACTGGCACAGATGACACCACAAGTGAAAATACCGGCGCTCTACAAGTTGCTGGTGGCGTTGCAGTGGCCAAGGACTTGTTCGTGGGCGGCGGCGACATCATTACTGATGAAACCACATTCAACTTGTTGAACACCACAGCAACAACCCTGAACGTGGGTGGTGCAGCCACAGCATTGAACCTGGGTGCCACAACTGGCACCGCAACAATTAGTAACCCAACAGTGGTTGGTAGTGCTGCTACACAGAACTTGTACAATACTTCAGCAACCACAATGAACTTTGCTGGTGCTGCAACTGCACTAAATGTTGGTGCAAGTACAGGTACAACAACCATCAACAACGCAACACTGGCACTGCCAAACGCAACAGACATCACTGGTTCAGCTGCAAGTGTCAACGTATTGAACGCAGCAACAACTGTGGATGCATTCAAGGGTGCTACCGCACTGACAGTGGGTGCCGCAACTGGTACCACAACAGTACGTAATGACCTGGATGTCAATGGCAAGGTTACTGTTGACAACACAGATGACACCACAAGTGAATCAACAGGTGCTCTACAAGTTGCTGGTGGTGTTGCAGTGGCCAAGGACTTGTTCGTGGGTGGCGGTGACATCATCACTGATGAAACCACATTCAACTTGTTGAACGCAACAGTGACAACCCTGAATGTGGGTGGTGCTGCTACAACATTAACAGTTGGCGCAACAACTGGTACTGCAGAACTACGTAATGCAACAGTGTACTTGCCCAATGCAACCAACGTTGCAGTCGGCCAGTCATCAATCACATTTGCTAACACTGTGGCAACCACAGTCAACGCATTTGGTGCAGCAACAACATTGAACTTTGCTGCTGCTGGTAGTTCAACAGCATTCCGTGGCGATGTGGCAACTGTTGGTAACGCAAATGTACAAGCAACAACTGCAGCAACTAACTCACTAACAGGCGCATTGGTTGTTGCTGGTGGCGCAGGCATTGCTGGTAGCTTGTTCGTTGGCGTTGGCACAAACACACCCACAGCAAATATCACTGCAAACACTGCAAGCTCCGCATACAACTCAGGCGCATTGATTGTCAGCGGTGGCACAGGCATTGCGGGCGACGTAAATGTCAAGGGTAACGTTACACTCAACAGCGAAAGTGGCGCAAGTACATTCACTGTCAAGGGTGCAACTGCAAGTACACTGATTTACGCAGATGCAACGACCAACACTGTCAAGATCGGTGGCAGCAATGCTACTCCAAACAGTGGTGCAACACTGACCATCAACGGAACAGATTCATTTATTATTCCAGTTGGTACAACTGCACAGCGTCCTGGATTGAGTGGCCACACCGATCAGACTGGTATGGTTCGTTACAACTCAACATTGAATGCCATGGAATTCTTCAATGGCACACGTTGGTTGAACACCACCACCGAGTTCACAGTTATAACTGGTGACTTGTTCCTGGGCGATGGCAACACATCAGCATTCAGCATGGCCAACGTTGCAACAACTGCAAGTACCATTGTTGCAATTAACGGTGTGGTGCAGATACCTGGTGTTTCCTATAGTGTATCAGGCTCAACATTGACCATGACACAAACTCCCGCAGTGGGTGACGAAATTGATGTACGTCGCTTGACAACAACATTCACTGTGGACGAAATTGGTTATGGTTACAACTTGTTCAGTGCAGATGCAGGTGGTGCTTACATCAAGTCTGGTACCAGCAGTAGCACAGCCAGACTGACAATTGCTCCCAATGGCACAGCAACATTTGCCAAGGATGTGATTATCGAAGGCAACTTGTGGGTCAAGGGTGATACAACTGGTAACATCCAAATTGGTACTGACAGTGCTGATAGTGTTGTGTTCAATGCAGACATCAACAGTGGTTTGATACCAAATGCTGATGCAACATTCAACCTAGGTAGTGCAGCACAACGTTGGAACGCGTTGTACACCAGTAAGATTGTACACGATCAGGCAGCAACTTCAGTAACAAGTACAAGTGCAACCACAATTGACACATTTGCGACTTCAGCATACACCAGCGCCAAGTATGTTGTGCAAGTCAAGGACGGTTCAAATGTACAAGTGGCCGAAGTGTTGTTGGTTCAGAACGGTACTGACGCATATGTAACAACATATGGTGTTGTTGCCAGCGGTGCAGAAATGGGTACATTCTCAGCAACAGTTACAGCTGGTAATGTGACATTGAAGTACACCAGTGCAAGTTCCACCAACAGCAGTGTCAAGGTACAAGCAACATATATTGTGTAACATAATGTAGTAGGACACAGCACCGCAAGGTGCTGTGTCATTAACCTGAGAGTAACATCATATGCTAAAAATTCAGAAATTATACAGAAAAGATTATACCGGCGAAGATATCGTTGCTAGTAATACATTGGAAGGCGGCAGTTGGAAGACTGTTACCGAGCATGTCCCCAACAATGTTATCAACAATCAGATATCCAACCGTGCAGTAGTTTTTGGCAATGGCCTACACAGACAGCATTTTAACCCAGGTTGGGTTGTTAATCGTCGAAGTGGTCTTCTCGCAGCCACTACATTACAAAGTTATGCATGTAATGCTTTTTACAGAGATTACACACCAGACTTTTTAGTAGTGACCAGCAGAGATATTGCCAAAGAAGTAGCAGGAACTCCGTTTATCAACGAAAATATTGTGTACACCAGAGTGGACATCACCCTGGAATTTCCCAAGAAATTCTATTTGATCCCACACGACTTGTATGCAGATGCAGGTACAGCAGCAATCTATTTGGCCTGTTTTGACGGGCACAAGAGAGTTTATCTTGTGGGATTTGACGGTCAGGATACTGTGGATTTCAATTACAATATCTATGCCGACACAAATGGATATGGCACTGCGGATTCCAAAATTGATAGTACCAAGTGGGCCAAAGCTCAGAAAGCGGTTTTCGACACATATACTGATGTTGATTTTGTTCATGTGTCAGAAACTGGCAGTCAGAGACTTCCAGCAAGTTGGAAATATTGCCCAAATCTAAGACAGATCAGTTACAGAGAAATGGTAATAGAAGCAGATTTGTAAGAGGTCAGTAGTTCTTAAAAACCCTAGAGTATTTGCTCTAGGGTTTTTATTTTGTCTCTAACCGCATCAAAATTAATGGTCTTCCACAAACCAGGATGCAAGGGAGTTGGGTGATCTTCAAGTGCGACCCAGCAATATCCCCGGTGTTCGTCATTCAGCACAGGTACAAATTCGTCGTCCACAGGGGTGATAAATGTCTGGTAAATAAATTTGCCTCGATCACTGGTGAATTTTTCCAGGGGAATTATTTTTGGGTCACGTATGGTACCGCCCAACTCTTCCTGCATTTCTCTAAATAGAGTTGTTAAAGACAGTTCCCCAACTTCAGATTTGCCACCCACAATGCCCCAGGTGTTGTCGTATTTGCTATCAGAACGCAGTAAAAACAAATATCTTTTGGTTCGGGTACAGTAGATAAACGTACCAACTCCTTCTATAATACCAGAGTCCATGATCCGTTCCTGTATTCACCCTCCCAACTTTTGACCCAGAAATCTCTATTCCATTTATACTGTGTTCCAGTTGTAAGATTACTTGCGTATTGAATTTCAGTTGCTGATCTGGCATCGAACACCACTGACCAATGTTGACCAGTATATTCAATAATGTCGTTGGCTCGGGCTACCAGATCCTGACCGTCCGCACCTCGCCAGGCCACTGCTGCAGTCTGACTGGGATTATTCAGACTACCAATGTCTTTTAATATCAGATATCTGGTTCCTGTAGCTGGGGATAATATTTCAGAATCCACTGTGACTTTATGGGGGTCAATGATGGCATTAAATGGGTCCAGAGTGTTGCCAGGCAACGTGTCTATATCGGGATTAAAAATTAACTGTGTAGCATCGGTGGGATGATAACTGACTGTGCCCACGACTTCAGTAATGCCATCTTCTTGTAAAAGTCTGATCTGACTGATTCCGTTTTCTAATTTACCATAGACATTTATCAGGTTGATCCAACTGTCATCAGATCCCACTTTTGCAGAAGCTCCCAGAGTGGGTTCTCTGGGCGTTTCGATATCCTGGGGTTTGAGTAAGGTCAGCGTGTTTCCAATCAGCAATACTCCATAATCCATGGGAGTAAAATATTGCCTGCTGCCCAGGAGATTGGTGTCACTATATATGGCACTGTTTAGATCTCCATGTGCATCATGTATGCTGGCTATGATTTTTTGTACAACTCCCAATTTTTTAACTTTGGCAGGAGGGCTAATCCATATGGGCAATTTAAATGTCAACGTGGCTACGTCTATAGGGTTTTCAGTACCAATTGGCACTGATCTTGATGTCCAGTTGGGCGACTCAAGGAAAACTGCACTCAAGCTGGTCCAGTCAATGTAGTTATCGGTGCTCTGAATTTCCAATGCCGGGTTGAATAACACAATCAATTGTTCCAACAACTGAAGTTTTTGTTTGGTATTACTGGTCCAGATATCTACTTTGAGTTCCAGGGTATATGGCACCGGCATCAAACGCTCGATAGTAAACGCAGACCCCTGCTGGTTCTCATATTCCTGGGTTTCTTGGTTGTACGCTCGCTGTCTGATACTCATTTTGCCCACATATGTGGGCTCCTGAACCCGATCTCTGTCATATGTGAGTCCATTGATGTAGACTGTCATTGCAGGCACAGTGGGCAATTTATTTTCACTGTTATTGGATATGATTGCTGCTACTTGGCGGCTGCTGTCGCCATAATACACAGGCACTCGCTGCAAGGTGGTGTTCCCAGTACGGTCTTTGCCAAATTCCACTTGAAATTCGCTAATCATGCGAATAAATTGAATCAGGAACCTCTCTATTTGCGCGTCATAAAAGAATTTCTGCATCAGTTATCTGCCTCGGGGCGTAGTGCTTGTGATAGTCCCTGCCGTTCAACATGTTTCTTGGCGTACACAGTGTATTCCAGTAGATCACCAGGTGTCAGGGTCTGACTTATTGTGAACGATATATTGCCACTGCTGTTGGACATGGTATTTACTATTGTTGTGCTGTTCAATTGTGTTTTCACACCGTATGTCCTGACATAAGGTATGTTGGTGATCACTGTGCCTGAACTCATGCTAAATGAGATTGTTCGGGCATTGGCTTCAGGAACATAGGGGTTGGAGACTCGGATGGCATCATACCCCAACCCGTCAGTATACCTGACATTGTCATTGTTGACAAAACTGCTGCGTTGGGTTTTGTTGTCTGCCCCAGGGGTAAGGTTAGTTCTCACAGCATCCTCCACCTTGACCCAGCGACGGCCATCGTGACGGAACAATCTGTTGGGCATATAGTCTAGACGTAAGAAAAAATCTCCTGCTTGTGCGTTGCTGGGAAATGATATTCCAGCAGCAACAGTGGCGCCATTGGGCGGAGTGGCATCACTGGTGAGATAACCCTCAACTTTCTTTTCTGGGGATCCAATGGGGTTGCCGGGACGGCCGTCAGGCAGACGCGGCTCAGTATATATTGTAGAAGTATCATATCCAGACGCAGGCACTTCTTCTTCGGCTCTTTGTACGATGGCATCGTTTATTTCTATGTATTTGTCATAGGTACTTAACAATTGTCCAATGGTGGTGTCAGTGTCGTCACCAGCTTTGATGACGTTGAGAATATCTTTGTACTCCTGACTGTCCACCAATGGTGCGATTTTCACTCGCCATAAATGTGGATACCAGGTTGGTGCAAACCCTTCTGCTGCTCGAGTTGCGTCCTGTACCACATAATAACGTTTTAGGGCGGTGGGCAAGTCCTCGTCCAGTGGGTAATAATCCTTTAAGTGGGGCAATTCCATGACATCACCTACTATGATCTTACGCCCTAGAGTTTCCACCATGTCGTTTAAGTGGAATACCATGAACAAGGTGTCACCAGTCAAAAACAGCCCAAACTGTGTGAGATCAAAGTCGTTGTCGTTGATGCGATATACTGTTCTCAGAGTATATACACTGGTGTCGTATTTGCGATCACGGTTTTCCAAAAACAGAAGATCTTGTATGTTTTTGACACTATCATTCAAATATCCAGGTTCAGTTGCACTGGTTCCGGTGCCGTCAGTAATGGGTCCCAGATATTTGTGGATGTGCACATCAGTGCCACCCACGGTGAACATTTCTGAAATGCGGCGGTCAAAGAACTTGTAATCGTTGCCTTTGTTTTCTCGCCATAAACTTAAACGCGGCATCATTGAATCCTGTATATCGGATATTTATTCAGATTGACTGGTTACATGATTGTTGTTATAATGCCTGCATGCACGCAATTTCCAACAGTCTAGAGTGGTCAGATGTTAAAACCCAACTGGAAGTACAAGCCAGGGCACTGGGGCCTGCAGGAATAAAACTCTTGACAATTGTCAGCAATATTAGTAAAATGGTGTCTGAATTAAGCAGAGAAGAAATCAACTGTCGCCGACACGGCAGACAAACCATACGTCATCGTGAAATATTGGCCAAGATTAACCAAGAGATCGATGCGTATGAAAAAATGATAACTTTTGGTGCATTGCTTGGCAATTAAATAACAGCAAAGGAGTTGATATGGCAATTAAGATTGAAGGCGCTAAGAAGAAGGAAAAGGTCACTCGAGACCCTTTGTTTCTTGATGAAAAGTATACTGGTGGCGAGCCCATCTGGGATCATGAGCGTGCGCTGACATTTGGCGACGATGAATTTGATCATCATCTCCGTGCCAGTCTTAATTATTATAACTATTATTTTTCTGCGAAAGATCTCCGTAAGTTTGTGGTGGCCTGGTTGCGTTCGACCAATAATCTGGAAAAGACCATTGTTGACAAGTATGCTCGAACCCCAGAATCCAAGACTCCCATGACTGTGTGTGGATTGGTCAAGGCACATGAGCGTGGCATGCCCTTGCGTGATCAACATGTGACGTATATTCTGGGCGCGGTTCAACGGGTTGTTGAACAGGAATCTGAAGAGCCGGCGACAGAAGCTGCCAAACCTGCCGCAACTGTCAAAGTTCTGACGATCCAGGAACGCATGGCAGAAATTGTTAAAAAGCATATTTTGTATTTTGAAGAACTGGAAGACCGAGTTATTGCAGGAGAGTCAGTGGACCCCAAGGCATATGAATACCTGATGGCGCAAGCAGTACCGCAGGCCATGGTGGGGAAAATTGCTGCGGTATTTGAGCCCAGATACGCTGAAATCAATTCTGCCAAGGCTGGTGATTGTGAACAACTGGCCGAAGGTTATGAGCACCTGAAGGCTGCTGATTATCGTCGGTATGATTCATTCTACACCAAACTTCTGGCCGATCTGGGCAGCTATACTCAGACCAAACGAGCTACCAAGAAGGCGGCTGTTCGCAAGCCCCCAGCCAAGGAAAAGCAGGTGGGCAAGCTCAAATATCTAAAGACTGATGTCAGTCTCAAGATTGCATCAATTAATCCAGTGGATATCATTGGTGCCCGGGAACTTTGGGTTTATAATATCAAGACTCGTAAACTGGGCAAGTATGTGGCTGACAGTCACATGGGAACCCTGGGCATCAAAGGCACCAGCATCGTGGGATTTGATGAGCTTACTAGTATTCAAAAGACCCTGCGTAAGCCAGATCAGCAAATCAGGGCGTTTCTGGGGTCAAGCAAAGTGGAATTGCGTAAGTTCATGGACGCAATCAAGACCACTGAAATTAAACTCAATGGTCGTGTCAATGAGGACACTGTGCTGCTGAAAGTTGCATAGTTGATTATCCTGTTACTGAAATATAAATACACAGTAACAGGACAACTTTAAATGGCGACAGCAACTGGCAATCTAACTCCACGTGGAAGTATAATCACCGACTCACTGTTCAATGCCAATACCGGTACTGGCACTGGGCATATTGCGTTTGACCCCACTGCGCTGACTGCCACTGATCAGCAAAAACGAGACATCATTGACTACATTCGCCTGAGATTGGGCGATGGCATGGTGGATGTGGAAGCTGACAAAGAGCATTTTGACATGGGCATCAAGCAGGCATTGATTAGATACCGCCAGCGCAGCGCCAACAGTGTAGAAGAAAGTTATGCATTCTTGGACCTCTATCCTGAAACACAAGAATACATACTACCAAGAGAAATCATGAATATCCGTGCCATATACCGTCGTGGTATTGGCAGTGTTACTGGGACCACAGCCAGTCAATTTGAACCATTTGCCAGTGGTTATTTGAACACCTACATGCTGGTGGCGGGTCGTGTGGGCGGGTTGGTTAACTATGAACTGTTTGTGGGCTATCAAGAATTGGCCATGCGCATGTTTGGTGGCTACATAGATTTTCACTGGAACAAGACCACGCACAAATTGACTTTGGTAAGAAAAATACCAAACTTTGGACAAAATTATCAGGAAAATGTCAGCGAAAGTGTGTTGCTGCACATAGATAATTACAAGCCAGATCAGATGTTGCTGAACGATCACACTGCATTTCCCTGGATTCAGGACTATGCATATGCATTGGTCATGATGAGTATAGGTCAGGCTCGTGAAAAATTCAGCACTATTGCTGGTCCACAAGGCGGAACTACTTTAAACGGCTCTGCCCTCAAGGCCGAAGGTCAGGCATTGTTGGACAAACTGGACGAAGATATCCGTAACTTCGTCGACGGCGGCATGCCCATGACCTGGATAATTGGCTAAAATATTTGACTTCTGATGGTTTTAGTATTTAAATATTAGATTAGATCAGGAGTTCAGATGCCACAAATCATTGGAATTTGCGGGTTTATCGGTGCCGGTAAAGACACAGTTGCTGATTATTTGGTTAATATTCATGGGTTCCGACGTGAAAGTTTTGCCAGTAGTCTCAAAGATGCAGTCAGTGTGGTTTTTGGCTGGAATCGTGAACTTCTGGAAGGCCGCAGCAAACAGAGCCGAGAGTGGCGTGAGCAGCCAGATATCTGGTGGAGCGACAAATTAGGTAAAACTATTACTCCCAGATACATTCTGCAGCACTGGGGCACTGATGTTATCCGCAATGGATTTCATGATGATATCTGGTTGGTCAGTCTAGAGAACAGATTACGATCAGCACAGGATGACGTCGTGGTTACTGATTGTCGATTTCCCAATGAGATTGCGGCAATTCGTGATGCTGGTGGTGTGATTCTACAAATCCAACGAGGGCCATTGCCAGAGTGGTATGCGTGTGCACTTAAAGAAAATACCACTGATGCTGATCAACAGTGGATTTTACAAGATCACAACGAGCTAATGCATCAAAAGTATCCACACATCCATGCCAGTGAGTATTCCTGGGTTGGACACGAATTCGATGCTGTATTGGATAACAGTGGCAGTCTGGAACAGTTGTATGAGCAGGTTGAACAACTATTGATTAAAGATCGGGAGTGAGGTCCCCCTGCCCCCATCCCAGCCCTTGCTTGGCCACTTCGATCTGGCAGTTGGCACATATGGTTTTTAAATTGGGCAAGGCACAGTTGTTGAGATTTCCATCCACGTGAAATACAAATAACTGCTCTCGATATCGGGCTTTAAAACCACACCGTTCGCAGTGTGGTTTTTTCTTATATCCTGATTTGACCCACAATGGTATAGCTGTTTGTAAATTTTTTTTCTTGCGTATACAGCCGTCGCAACGTTTGCGGTAATACCTTTTTTCACCTTTAATGTAATTTACCGCGGCTGGCTTCTTACCACAAACTGCACATAGGGGACGATTTTCCATCAGATATTTATCACACCCAGAAAACGCAAACCTTTAAAAGGGTAGTTAACCTGCTAAAAAACAGAAAAGATAATAAATATTTAAACAGTTTTATTATAGAGGAATACTGCCATGGCATTGATATCTCCAGGAGTTGAAGTAAAAGTCAGTGACGAAAGTCAATACACCCCCACCGCCGCGGGCACCGTGGCTTACGTTTTGATTGCGACAGCACAAGACAAGAAAAATGCATCTGGTGCCGCTGCCCCCTACACAACCAAAGCGGCAGCAGGTAAACTACAGGGAATAACCAGTCAACGAGATCTGGTACAAAAATTTGGTTCACCGGCATTCCAAACCGACTCTAGCGGTAATTCTATCCATGGTGATGAGCGTAATGAATACGGATTGCTAGCTGCATATAGTGCTCTGGGGGTTTCCAATAGAGTTTATGTCCAGCGTGCTGACGTTGATCTAGCACAACTAGCACCAACCGGCATTCGACCCACTGGGGAGCCTGCGGACGGCACTTACTGGTTGGATTTGACCAGTACACAATGGGGAATTTATGAGTGGGGAGTTTTTGGTAATCAATTTACCTTGCAGAACCCCCGAATTATTGATGATGTTACTCAGTTAAATGCTGGTGCCCCCCTTACGTCAGTTGGCAACATTGGTGAATATGCAGTAGTCGCAGTCAGTTCGTACAATCCAATTTACTATAAAAATGCCGATAACAACTGGGTATTGGTTGGCAGTGATAACTGGACATTTAGTGTTCCTACCATTACAGGTGCGATCTCAAATCCTGGAAACTTATCAATCGGCGATAAACTAGTAATCAATAATGTAAATGTTACTGCAACTGGTACCACTGTGTCAGCGATTGCTAGTGATATTAATTCAGCCGGCATCACCGGGGTCAGAGCCGATGTGACCAGTACTGGCGATATCAGAATTTATTGTGCCGCCAATGCAACCAGCAATGGTTCAACGGTTGATGGTCAGTTGACAATTGCCAAGGGCTCTACTATTGGTGGCGTGGATTGCGCAGTCAAGCTAGGACTATTTGACTCACAATTAGACGGAGTATCTAATGTAAAAACTCTACTAGGCCCAACTGTGCAGTTCAGTAGCTATGTTAATGTGCCAGCCTGGAAAACCAGTGATGATTACCCACGCCCTTACGGCAGTGTTTGGTTTAAAACCAGTGCAGTTGGTAATGGCACCAATATTAGTATCAAAGAATACAACAGCAATCTACAGTCTTGGGGTTTACAATCTGCACCAGTATTCAGTGGTGAAAGTACTGCGATTTATGTTCTAGATCCACAGGGCGGTGGTGCACAAATTCCAGCAGGTCAGGTAATTGCTTTGAGTGATGCATTGGTTGCTGGTACAGGAACAGTAAAACTATTGCGTAAAAACGTCACTGGAAAATTGAAAATTACTGGGCGTACACCTTCGGTTCCTTTAACTTTTGTAGTTGGTGATAGTTTCAAACTGCTTGTGACTGTGCCTGGTACATCTGAACTGGCTGAGGCAACAATAACATTAACTGGTACCACTGCGGCTAGTTTGGTATCTCAGATACAGGCCGCAAATCTACCAAATTTTGTAGCTGCAGTTGAGGCAGGCGGTGCCATAAGTTTAACACATCTATCTGGGGGCTTGTTTGCCTGGAAACAACTTGTTGGGACACCATTGGCAACTGCGGGATTAAATACGGCCACACATGTTCGTGAAGTTCGAATTGGCGGTACCACAATTTATCAAGCAAGCCCATTCGCTGAATTGACTTACACTTATTCATTCACTGCACCATATACCAATCCCAGGGATGGTACATTATGGTATTACAGTAATCCACTTGAAGTGGATATCATGATCAGTGATGGCAGTGGATGGAAAGGCTATCGTACTGTAGGCAATGATGCCCGAGGATACAACCTAACCATCACCGATCCTGCTGGTCCCATATTGAGTGCAAGCCGTCCAAACACACAAAACGACGGGGCAACTCAGATAGTGGAGGGTGACCTCTGGATTGATACCAGTGATTTGGAAAATTACCCGATGATTTATCGATTCAACGGCATCAACTGGGATCTAATTGATAATACAGATAACATCGGGGTTGATGGTATTGTGTTTGCGGATGCTCGTTGGGACGCCAGTTTGGACCAATCCGGCAACAGTGTGGGTGGTATTGTGGACCCCATCACTGGGGACATCCCAGCCATTAGGGGTATGTTGCTCAGTAATTATATTGATGATGATTGCCCAGACTACCGTCTATACCCACGTGGCAGTTTGTTGTTCAATACACGACGCACTGGGTTCAATGTCAAGCGATTTGAAAGCAAGTGGTTCGACAACCCAGATGCATTTGCTGGCACAGTGGTTCCTGCGGTCAAATCTGCCTGGGTCACACACAGCGGAGTCAACAGTGCGGGCGTTCCTTATTTTGGCCACAAAGCACAACGCAACACTGTGGTTGAAGCCATGAAGGCAGCCATTGAGTCCAGCACCGAATTACGTGAAGAACAAACACAGTTTAACCTGATTGTTTGCCCTGGCTACCCCGAACTAATCCAGAATATGATCGCTCTAAACAATGACCGCAAACAGACTGCGTTTATCATTGGTGATAGCCCATTGGATCTGACATCTTCTAATGTGGAAGCCTGGAGTAAAAACACAGCCCTGGCACTGGACAATGGTGAACAGGGTCTGGTCAGCACCAGCGAATACCTGGCGGTTTACTATCCATCGGGATTTGCAACCAATCTGGACGGCAACAGTGTGGTGGTTCCAGCCAGTCACATCATGTTGCGCACATATATTCGCAGTGACAATGTCAGCTACCCCTGGTTTGCACCAGCTGGTGTTCGTCGCGGCGTAGTGGACAATGCCAGCAGCATTGGTTACATTGACACTGCAGATGGCAGAGTATTCCGCAGCATTGGTGTTACTGTGGGGCTGCGTGACACACTTTATGAGAATCGTGTCAATCCACTCACAGTGTTGCCAGGCGTGGGATTGGTGGCATACGGACAAAAAACTCGATCACCCATGACCAGTGCGCAAGATCGCGTCAACGTTGCCCGACTGATTGTTTACTTGAGATTGGTGCTGGACAAGGTGGCCAGACCATTCATATTTGAGCCCAATGATACCATTACTCGCAATCAGGTCAAATCAGCATTTGAAGCAGTGTTGAATGACGTGGTGGCCAAACGTGGATTGTATGATTATCTGGTGGTTTGTGACGACACCAATAACACTCCTGACAGAATTGATCGCAACGAGTTGTATGTGGACATTGCCATCAAACCAGTCAAGGCCATCGAGTTTGTGTACATCCCAGTTCGTATTTTGAACACTGGGGCAGCACTATAATATGAGTAGATAATGGGGAACTGAGTTCTCCATTATCTGACATTAGTTTTGGGTAAATATATAAAAGGATTATCAAAATGGCAACATCGTCATTAAACAAATTTACAGTACCACTAAGCACAAACCAAAGCGCATCGGCACAGGGTTTGCTGATGCCCAAACTTAAATTCCGCTTCCGCGTGATATTTGAAAATTTTGGTGTTAGTCAGCCATCAACTGAATTGACCAAACAGGTTGTGGATTTCAAACGTCCCAACCTGACTTTTGATCCAATAGAAATTCCAGTCTACAACAGCATGGTGTATGTTGCCGGCAAACCCAAGTGGGAAAACGTGTCCTGCAACCTGCGCGATGATGCCAGCGGTGAAGTTAGCAGACGAGTGGGCGAGCAGTTGCAGAAGCAATTTGACTTCATGGAACAAAGCAGTGCTGCCAGTGGCATTGACTACAAGTTCATCACCAAAGTTGAGGTCCTGGACGGCGGCAATGGCGCAGTGGAGCCCACAGTGCTGGAAACCTGGGAAATGTATGGTTGTTTCCTGACCAGTGTGGACTATGGTGAAAACAACTATAGCACCAACGATCCCATGACCATTGGTCTAACAATTCGTTACGACAATGCCATCCAATCACCAGTTGGAACTGGTGTCGGCACTGACGTTGCCAAACTTGTTGCACGCACTGCACGTGGAGCATCTACTGGTTAATACTGGCATTGCTAAAACCAAGCCCGGAAAAATCCGGGCTTTTTTGTCTGATAAATAATATAAATGGGATTTTACAGTGGCAAATTTTTTTAATTCATTTATAAATCAGATTGCCAATGGTGATCAGATCAAAGATTACCAGCACGCAGCCAGAACTTTCATCGATGGCATGTATCGGCTGGTGCCCAAATATCAGTCGCTGTTTCACGTCTGGATTGATATTGACACATCTATAGCATCAACATCTCAGCAAGAGCTGATTGAGGTTGGTATGCTGGCCAAGTCAGTTTCGTTGCCCAAATTCAGTGTGCAGACCAAAACCTTAAATGCCTATAACAGAAAAACCATACATCAGGAAAAGGTCAATTATGATCCTGTAACTATAAAATTTCACGACGACAGCGCCGATGTGGTCAGAAAGTTTTGGTCCAACTACTACCGGTATTATTACCGAGACGGCGATCATCAGTTGCCCATGTATAACCAACCCAGTAAGTATAATTCCCGGCAGGCGCAAGACTGGGGGTTCAGTCCCAATTCAGGACCACAGGCTAAAAATTATATTAGCAGCATCAGAATCTACAGTCTGCATCAGAAACAGTTCAGCTCTTACATATTGATTCGACCAACAATAACTGCGTTTCAACATGGAGAACATACTTCGGGTGAGTATGGTCTATTAGAGCACACCATGACAGTGGCCTACGAGGCAGTGCAATACGAACAAGGTACAGTCAGAAATGGCCAGGTGACTGGGTTTGGGCAGATACACTATGATCAGAATCCCAGCCCACTGACCAGCCTGGGTGGTGGTACTCGCAGTATACTGGGCCCGGGTGGATTAGTACAAGGTGCCAGCGACACCATTACCAATCTATCAAATGGCAATTATCTGGGTGCAGCACTGGGTGGCATCAGAACACTAAACAATGCCAGAAATACAGATCTAAAGGGTGCTGCCATGGCCGAGCTTACCCAAACCGGTAGAAACATATTACGCGGGCAAGATCAACTTAGCCCAGTTTTTGTGCCCACTCGGTCTAGTGTGTCAGACTCATTGAGCAGGGCGTCAAGCGCCTCTCCTGGATTAAATATACTTAATTCCAGAGTTTTTGGTCCAGACAACAATTTACCGGCCAGCAATCAAGGCAAAAGTATATTGGGGCTCATTAAATGACAGCATCGAATTTACCTGGAATCAGTAATACTAATGCCACCACCAGATATTTTAACAATTATTTTGGTCCTGATGTCACTGTGGCACAAAATCTTGATAATGCAGTGTTGGGTATCTTTGAATCAGTGACTGGTAATAAAGAAAGCGCAAAAGTGTTGGCCAGTGCAGTGTTGTATACTGCAATTACACAAAATATTGATCCCATGACAATTGTTGAAGAATTACAGGCACTTGCTAGGCGCAATCAGACAGCGACTGACTCATTGAGTTATACCAACAATCAACAGCAGAATTCAGACAAATATGCAATTCCTGGCCCAATGATGACACAAAATAATTTTATCGAGGTCAATGCATATCTGGCCATGTTCCTGAATCTCAGCAGAGCCAACACCAGTCTGCTGGGTATAACCAATGAGCCCCCCCGTAGCCGATACGTGGAACGTGCCATACTACCATGAGCAAATATGCCCAGGGTAAATATCAGATAAAGAATCTGGAAAAATACATGGGCAAACGACTGCCCACCTACAGAAGCAGTTGGGAGTTCACCTTCTGTCAATTTTGTGATAACAACCCTGCGGTATTACACTGGGCCAGCGAGGCCATACAAATTCCCTATAGAAATCCAGTCTCAGGCAAACAAACTGTATATGTGCCTGACTTTCTGATAGTCTATACAGATGCCAATCAGAGGCAACACACAGAGATAATTGAAATCAAACCTCTGAAAGAAGCCACCATGGAGACGGCCAAAAGTTACAAAGATAAACTCATGGTGGCGATCAATATGGCCAAATGGGCAGCAGCCGACAACTGGGCTCGTGCCAATAACATGCGATTCCGTGTCGTGACAGAATTTGACCTGTATAAAAATGTCAAACGTTAAATACCTATTATGACACAAAAGCTACAAGAACTATTCAATTTGCCCGCAGTAGATGCAGAGGAAGCAGCCTCCGACATCGAGGACAAACGCGCCTTTATTGCCGAAGTTGACGCTGCCATAGATAAAATTGACTCGGCCTTGCCCTTTGTCAGAGATCTGGATGCCAGTGATCATGAACTAGATGAGTTGGCTGATCTGGCCAAGGAAAAATTTCAGGATCTCATAGATTTGGGCATGAATGTTGAAGCCAGATTCAGCGGACATATTTTAGCCACTGCTGGAACTCTGCTGGGGCACGCCATCACTGCCAAACAAGCCAAAATTGATCGTAAATTAAAAACAGTTGAATTGCAATTAAAAAAGGCTCGACTGGATCAGCAGTCGCAAAAAAATGACGGCGAAAAACTAGTGGATGCTGAAGATGGGCAGGGTGTTGTGCTGGATCGAAACGAATTGTTGAGTCAGATCCTGGGCAAATCCAGCAAGTGATATTTGTTAAATCAACATAAATAATACTACACAGGATTCTAATGAGTATGAAAAGTTTCTTACAATATCTAACTGAAGGTCAGAAGACATACGAATTTCGTATTAAAATGGCTGACATTGACCCTGCTGACCACATGGAACAAATCAAATCAGCGTTGTCAACGTATGATTGCGAGAGTGTGTCTGCAGTCAAACGTTTGCCCATCCGGGACAGTGACATTGATTTCCCCAACTTCAGGAACTGTCAAATCTATCTCATGGATGCAGTGTTAAAGTATCCTTGTAATGATCAACAGTTAAAGGCCATTATTGCAGAGCGTGCTGGTATTCCACATGCCAACGTGTTGGTGGCGCCAAAAAATCATCCAGAAGAGCAGCGCCGTTGGAACGAAGATGGCAGCAGTGATATTAAAGAATACAAGCAGGGCGATGCTGAACTGCTGAAGCCCTACGAAGATAATGCTGACGGCAAGGCAGCGGGACAGGCATACGCCAAGGCCAGTCTATTGAAAGAGTTAGCCAAGACTGACATTGAGATTGCCGGTGGTCGGGCTGAAGATGCCACGGGCAAAACCACCAATGAGTTACCCCTGGGAACACAGAGTCCAGTGGGTAGCCGACAAAATCAGATTCCTAGTCCAATAAAAGTTAAAAGATAAATACCCCTAGTGATAGCATCTCAATTCACTGGGAGATATTAAATGTTGGATTTTTCTGGAATGCCTCGAACTCAGATTGCGGCAACCTATATCACTGGACCATTCGTATTTTATGGGTTATACTTAATTTTGGCGGACCAGGCATCTGCCTGGTGGCTGTTGTTAAGTTTCCTGGTGATAATTTCAATCAGTATATCTCTGTCAGTGGGGTATCATCGATTGTTCTCACATCGATCTTTTGAATGCCATAAACTGTGGCATTGGATCTTCGCACTTGTTGGATCAGCAGCATGCCAAACCAGTGGGCTAATTTGGGCACATGGGCACCGACAACATCACAGATATGCCGACACAGACAACGATGTCTATTACACCAATTGGGGAATTTGGTTAGGAAAAAGGTTTAGAGAAACAGAACAAAATCTGCATTACGTTGCCCATTTAATCAAAGATCCCGTTCATGTGTTTACGCATAAGTACAGTGTTTTGCTAGCACTCGGCATTGCAGCAGCGATCTATCTGATGTTTGGGTGGCATGCATTGATATTTGGGTATTTGCTACCAACTGGCTATGCACAATTTATAATGTTATTTTTGCAGCAGTTTACACATTCCAATGTAACAAAAGCTCCAGTCAGTCGACCATATTTGGAATTTATTCTCCCCATTGCGGGTGAGTGGGATCATAAAATTCATCACGAAAATCCAAAAAAATATAAATTTGGAAAATTTGATCTTGGCGGTCATTTTATAGAGTTAATACGCAAAAAGACAAATTAAGTCAAGTATTGCAATTTTACTCGTTGCTAAAATAATTTAATTCTGATAAATAAAATAACTGTCTAATTTTAGGATAAAAAAATGAGTAACAACAACATGTATGATATTTTAGGCAAACTTAATAGTTTAACGCCCGCTGACCAACCCGATACATCAGAAAAAACTGAAAAAGTATATGAATCAGTTGAGTCACGTGGTGATATCATGGAAGCGGTTAAGAGTCTGGAAGAAAAATACCAGGGCTGGAAGAAAACCGTGGCAGCTATCAAGAAAGGCGGATCGGCAGAAGATCCCGAAGCCGTGGCTGCTGCAATTGGTCGCAAAAAATACGGTAAAGAGAAATTTCAGAAGGCCGCTGCTGCCGGCAAGAAACTGGGTGAGGCGGCCAAGCCAGACTTCCTGGATTTGGATAAAGACGGCGACAAGAAAGAGCCCATGAAGAAAGCTGCCCGGGATAAAATGGCGGAAGACTATAAAGTCAAAGCTGATGGGCACCATGCCAAAGCGCACACACGCATTGATGCCAAAGCCAAGGCCATCAAGTGGTCCAACCAACTGGGTCTCCCTGCAAGAATTTTTGATCTGGAAGATGGCGACACCGATCCAGAAGAGATTATTCACCCCCAACAGTTTAATCAACAGCAGGAAATGGAAGAAGCCAGAGAATTCAAGAACAAGGACGAGTTTGATAGTCTAGCCAACACTGGCGATTACTACTACACCCGGACTGGTGGTAAAGTTACCAAAACTCAGAATGGTGTCAAACACGAGCGCGGTTATAAGAAAGAAAAAGACGATGCAGATGAGTTGCAAGAAGGTCAGATGAAGCATATGCTGCACGCAGATGCAGAAAAATTGAGCCTCAAGGCATTCCTGGACAAACATTGCCATCGCGACGAAGACCGCAAGGAAATGACTGATTTCTGGCACAATGTCAACGGTGAAGAAGAATTACAAGAGCGTGCCAAATCCAAGGCACAGCAAAAGTTCATGGGCATGGTTTATGCCGCTAAGAAAGGTGAAAAGCCTGCCAGTAAAGAAGTTGCCAAGGTGGCCAAGGGTATGAGCAAGAGTGCCGCCGAAGATTTTGCCAAGACCAAGCACAAGGGGCTGCCCCAGCATGTGAATGAAAGTCACGATATTCGTAAACATCCCATCTACACCACACAGTCTGCCTGGGACCATTATGAAAAAGAATTGGCCGAACAAGAAGTCGACAAGTTACACGCCGATCATTTTGAACAACAGCTGGACGATTCATTGTCAGCGGTGCCTCAACAGACTCCCATCATGGATGCAGAACATGAACTGGATGAAATTGCCAGACTAGCTGGTCTTCCCAAACACAAACTAACTGCACCCGTTGTTGACGAATCAGAATGCAACCAGACCATGGAAGGTCAGGAATGTCCTGTGCACGGCCTGGCAGAGTGCGGCATGTATGAGAGTGCCGGGGAGCATGATGATTTGACTGGTGATCCACACGAGATGGGTTACCGAGCTGCAGCACTATATCAAAAGAGCAAAAATTCCAATCCCTTCGAAGGCGTGGATGAAATGAAAGCCATGGCCTGGGAAGATGGCTGGAGAGAAGGTGCTGCTGAGGGGGGCCTGGAAGAAGGCAACGAATTTAGTGGTGCATTGGCAAAAGCACGTGCTCAGGGTGCTGAAGAATTTGAAGTTGACGGCGAAACATACCCAGTTCGAGAGGGCAAGAATAAACCCGATTTTGCTGACATATTGAAAAAAGCAATAGACAAAAGAAACGCAGCCACAGCGAACACCCGCAAGGAAATTGGTTCACGTGTGGCCGATAAGGACCCCGGCGACCAAGAGCACAATCTCCGGACCGACGCGGACCATGCTCAGACAGTCCGAGAAGACGTCAACATGAGTATCAGCGCCAACGGTGAAGAAGACGCTCTGAACCTGATTCGCAAATTGGCTGGTATGCCAGTGATTGCAATCAGTGCTGACAGCTCTGAAGAATCCTGTGACACTTGCGGCGCCAGCCCCTGTGGTTGTGATGACATCATGCAGGAAGCCAATGGTGAACATGACTGGGATAATCAACCAGAAGAACATTATGCTCCCATCAGTGCAAGTATTCCCAGCGGTACTGATCTTCACAAGTCCAAGGACATGGTTAAACACAACTATCGCGGTGGTGATAACCCCTTGGCCATGAAGGAATCTGCTGAAGATCGTTTGTGGCGACAGTATGAGAGAATGAAGACTGCTGTTAAAAAATAATATGAAAACATTCCTGGACTATCTGGCTGAAACTGAAAATAACTGGGGCAACCCTGCAGTGGGTGATGCCATAGATTTTATTATCAATGAAGAATTGTGTATTGAGTGTGACGTCCAGGAGTTGGCAGAGGATGGGGTTGTTGTTGATTTGGAAGAGTTTGCAGTTGCCATATTAGAAAGCATTGAGCAACTGGCAGAGTTAAGCCCCAAAATTAAAAGCACTTACGCCAAAGCCGCTCAACAAGACATGGCCAGACACGCGGCTGCGGCCAAAACACGCAGGTATGTGTATGGTCCTGAAGATTCCGAAGCGGAAGAACATGAACGCGAGGCTGACCGTCGAGAACGTGGCTTATCCAGAGCGCAAAGTCAGGCGTCCATGAATGAAGCCGAGTATCAGGGCCGTGAGGTTCAGTTGGGCAAACCCATGCAAGGCGACGTTAAAAAGTTCAAAGTCTACGTCAAGGATCCCAGTACTGGCAATGTTAAGAAAGTCAATTTTGGCGACCCCAACATGGAAATTCGTCGTGACGATCCCGAACGCCGTAAAAGTTTCAGAGCCAGACATGGCTGTGGTACCAGTCGTGCCAGCGACCGCACCAAAGCAGCTTATTGGAGTTGCCGCATGTGGTCCAGCAAGCCAGTCAGTAAAATAGTATCAGAACACAAAACCACTAAAATGCGTCGACACCACGAGGATGTGGGTCCCGGCGCTTATATTAGCAGAGACAATGGTGGGTATGATCGTTTCTACCACATGAATCGATTGATGATGGCCATGGCCAAGGCTGATGGACAGAGCACTCGGGCAGTGGATAGCCCCGCTGATACCTGGTTTGAAAAGTATAACACCATTCATCCCTACACCGAGCAAGAGCATAACATGGCCCAAGCAGCTATGAAAACAGTGCCCACTGATGGCCGAGAAGTGACTCGCGACCATCGCAGCCACGAAACTGAAACAGTGCATAAGACCAGTCCAGTGCCACAAAATTCTGGTGCGAAAACCAAGAGAAAGTCCTGACCACATGGACGAATTGGATCAGCTCAGAGTCATGGCTGGCATCGGCAATGCAGGGCGATTGCAAGAATATCGAGGCGAAAAATTTGCCGGTAGCAATCCCAGCGTGACTGCCCAGGAAAAGGTTGACTATCAACATCAACATAATATTCAACCAGGGACACCAGAATGGTTTAGGCTGTGGTTCACACGGCCTTATCTTACGAATACCACACCGTTTGATAGATAGTATACCGATCAACTATTTTTAGATAAGTAACAGTATGGCAAAATCATTAGAAGGCGTCCTGGTCAAAAAAGCGCACCAGCCTGAAATTTTTACAGAACAGCAGATTCTGGAATTTGCCAAATGTGCTGATCCAGTCTCCGGACCGGAATATTTCATGAGTCAGTATTTCTATATACAGCATCCCACCAAGGGGCGCATGTTATACGAGCCGTTTGATTATCAGAAACGACTAATACACACCTACCACAATTATCGATACAGCATTGCTCTGATGCCCCGACAGACTGGCAAATCCACTAGTGCTGCGGGATATTTGCTCTGGTATGCCATGTTTGTTCCCGATTCCACCATACTAATTGCCGCACACAAATATACTGGTTCACAGGAAATTATGCAGCGTATCAGATACGCCTACGAGTCAGTGCCTGATTTTATACGTGCAGGCGCAGTGAGTTACAACAAAGGCAGTATAGATTTTGACAATGGCAGTCGTATACTTTCAACCACCACCACAGAAAACACTGGTCGGGGTCTGAGTATTTCGCTAATGTACTGTTTAGATGGTGACACCACAGTGGTAAGAATTAGAAACAAGCAAACATTGGTTGAAGAAGACATAACACTTCGAGAATTATATTACCGGATATATGAACCAAATAAAACCATTGGATAATGAGTTTGAATTTGCATAAATACAAAATACCAAGTTGACGAGTATCACTTAAATACAGCGGTGGCTGGAGTAAAACAGGAATATGTACGATGAGACCATTACTATTCTATACAAACGATAATGACTACTTACAAGACACGAGTCATCAAAAGTTTTTAGAAGAACTATTTGGTGTGGGTGTGGAAACTTATCCCATAGCAGAGCATAGAGAACAGTATGATCATATTCATACACCTGAGTATTTTCCAGGAACAGACATACCAATGCCCACATCATGTTGGTGCCAAATTCCGGACAATGACGATCCAATTTGGCCCAAATTGTATTTCAATCCAGAGCGTGCAGATACATGGAAAGGCCCAGTGAGATTCGTGGCTAAAGGTAGTGATATTTTTAAATTAACACTTGACGATATACATGCAAGATTTGGTACCAATATTAGTGGGCCGGGCCCATGGGAAGTGTAATGAATTTAAACGAAGGCGACCACATATTCTAACCCGCAGATGTTAGAAATCCAACGAAATTGCTAATGGTATGAATCAATATTACGCTCCTAATACAGAATATGAAATTCTAACACCTCAGGGTTGGGAAGATTTTGACGGTGTCTTTCTTAATCAAGATGCAAACAAGCAATCTCAAAAAATAATTTTTGCAGATGGATCTTTCGTCATAGCCACAAATGAACATCGATTTTTTAAAAATAAATCAGAGACTCAAGTTCAGGACTTACGAGTTGGTGATTCATTGGATTCAGTTACTGGGCCTAAAGAAATTTGTCAAATTCAAGAGTGTGTGCTGACTAACACATATGAAATTTTTAACGCTACTAATCATGTTATTATCGCAAATAACATACATTCGCATCAATGCGACGAGTTTGCCTTCGTCAGACCCACCATTGCCAGAGAATTCTGGACTTCAATAAGTCCCACCCTGGCCACTGGTGGTAAATGTATTATTACCTCAACCCCCAATTCAGACGAGGATCAGTTTGCCACATTGTGGAAAGGCGCTAACCGGTGCCAGGATGCGTATGGCAACCACACTGAAATCGGGCAGAATGGGTTCAAGGCATTCCGTAGTTATTGGAATGAACATCCGGATCGAGACGAGAAGTGGGCAGATGAGCAACGAGCACAACTTGGTGAAGATCGGTTCCGCAGAGAAATGAACTGTGAATTCATTATCTGGGATGAAACATTGATTAGTCCTGGGTTTCTAACAGAACTAGAGGGTCGAGATCCCATGGAAAAGCAAGGTCAAGTCAGATGGTGGCGTCGACCCGATCCCAACATGACGTATTTGGTAGCGTTGGATCCCAGTCTGGGAACTGGTGGTGATCCTGCAGCCATACAGGTATTTGAGTTACCCAGTTTTACTCAGGTGGCTGAATGGCAACATAATCGAACTCCTATACAAAAGCAGATAGCCATTATGCGAGAAATTCTCAGATATCTGGCAGAAACGGTGTCAGCTAATAATATCTATTACAGTATAGAAAACAACACTCTGGGTGAGGCTGGATTGGTTACCATTGCGGAGATAGGCGAGGAAAACATCCCAGGAAACTTTCTCAGTGAACCTGCCCGCGCCGGTTCTGGACGCAGATATCGCAAGGGATTTACCACCAGTAACAAATCCAAACTCAGTGCATGTTCCAAATTAAAAAACCTATTAGAGACTCGTCGACTGACTGTTTGCAGCAAGAATTTAATTAGTGAATTAAAAACTTTTGTGGCCAATGCCAATAGCTATGCCGCCAAGCCCGGAGAAACAGACGATTTAGTCATGAGTCTGATATTGATCATACGTATGGCTCAGTTATTGCAGACGTATGATGCCAATCTGGATACTGCCATGCGAGATGGCGTAGATCAGATCATCGAGCCCATGCCATTTATATTATTGTAGTGTGCTAAATACCAGATGAGAGAAATTAACAAGATTGCGGTGGGACTATTTGAAAAAATTCGTGACAGATTCGAAGATCTCAGCTTGGGCGACGAAAACGCCAAAGCCACCAATGATCCAGAATCTGCCAGATTCTTTAACTTTGACTATGCTGTGGATGGTGAAAACTACGGTAACATCACCATGAGCCTGATAGACGAAAAAAGTCTCAAGGTCTATTACAGCAAAAATATCACTGAAAAATTATCTGACGAAGACCGGCAAAAATGGTATGCCTTTCTGCGTGAACTCAGAGAATTTGCCCGACGCAATCTGTTGAGTTTCGAGCCCCGAGACATTACCCGTGGCACACTCAAATATCGTGATATACATCAGCAGAGTCGAGCCGATGGCACCTTTGGCACTGATGAAGTTGTGTCTGAAAGTCGCATGTACGGAACTGTAAATCGAAGTTACGAAAGTTTTGGTCCCGTACGCATCAAACTCAAGCACAGCAAGCCCATTGTGGATGAGGCCCCGGGTGCACGCAGCCGCAACATAGATGCGATATTTTTGGAAAACGATCAGGGCGAGCGCTTCCGTTTGCCGTTTACCAATCTGTCTGGTGCCAGAGCCATGGCTCGCCACGTCAGCGCGGGTGGAGTTCCCAATGATGAACTGGGATGTCACATCGCCAACATTGTTAAAGAAATGACAGCGTTGCGCCCATTCGTTTTTGGCATGCGTAATCGCACATTTGAAGATGTCACCACCAATGACATGGTGGAATCAGCATTTGAATATCATGGCCTATTAAAGAATACACTGAAGAAGCTCAGAGGCCGTCGTGGCTATACTGAATTTAAAGATAATTTTAAGCCTGCATTGAATGAGACTGATGTGGATATGGAAAGTCTCAAAGAAAAATTTGTCAAGCGTGTATTTGATGACCGACTGGCTGAAGCATTGCCCATAGTGCATCGAGCCTATGAGATGAAGCAGGCCAACACCAATCCCTACCTGCAGGCTTTTGAAGGCTGGGCAACAAAAATATCAGAAGGTGTCTGGGCAGTGCCTGATTCCGATGAAGCCCAGGACAAATTGCAAGAACTTTTGGCGGAACCTCTGGAAGTGGGGGTAGACGCAGCCAATGCCACTGCGGCATTGTCAGACATCATTGGTGATGATGAACTCTATGATGATCTGGCTGAATTGGCAGAACAAGACCCTGAAGCAGATGCCAGACCGCTGATTCAGCACTGGTTGCGGGACAATGGATACAGTAATCTGGCAGGAGAAGACCAAGTGGAACCGGAGAAAAACATGCATGGATCAGCCATGGGGGGTGTGGACGGCACCGTAAATGAAAGTCATGACAGCTATGAAGCAGTACAGGCTGCAATTATTCGTCGTATAATACATCAGCACAAAGATGCATTAGCCAAGTATGGCCCAGAAGCCATTATGAACGCAGCGGCAGATGAGGCAGCATTTGTGGGCGATGTGGAGGAAATTGGCAGCAGTGATGTCAGCGGCTGGGTCAGATCAGTGATTCAGGCTCTGGAATCCGGACAGTATCACGACACACACAGCGATGTCCTAGAATCCGATGCCACCTATGATGAAGATGAAGAAGATTATGATGAAGAAGACGAGGAAGATCAGAGCTTCTATGTGGTCCTGGCCGACGAAGATGGTGAAGTATTTGTGGGTTCCATTAGCAAAGAAGATGGTCGTTGGAGAGAACGACGAGTCAGTGGCAAAGCACCATATGGATGGAGTGGTAGCAACTACATGAGTTATCTGAAGCCCAACGACATCATGCGTTGGATTCGTAACGATTACGAACGTAATTACGTGATCAAAGGTCCATTTTTTGACGAGGAATCATTGCACGCTGCCACATCCTGGCTACAGGAATCCCAGTCCAAACCCCGTAACTTTGTGGCCAAAAATGCTCCTCGCACCGGTGCAGGTGCCCATAAAAATAAAAAAAAAGCCGATCGTCAGGGTGATGTAAAACACAAAAAGAGTGCTGAGGCCGAGCAGCAAATGGCAGAAGCCTCCACCATGGGTCACACTGTGGGATTTATGGCCGTGCCTGATCTTAAACCTGGTGATAAAGCGCACCACGGAATGTTGGGACCGGTCACAGTGGTTCGTCATGATGGTCCCCGAGTTGTAGTCAGAGATCAGTCTCGACAACTCTATCGTATGTCACCACACAAACTACAGCCTGCGAAAGACACCACCGAAGATCGCAAGCCCAGTCTTAAAAATCCCCAAGACAATCCCTGCTGGTCAGGCTATCACCCAGTGGGCACTAAGAAAAAGAATGGTCAGACTGTGCCCAACTGTGTGCCTAAAGAAAGCATCAACGAAGAAACAACTGCCGATGTAATTTCTGCCGCTTTGACTGCAAAGGGCGTAACATACAGCAGAGCCAAAGAAGAAGAAATCATCAACATGATTGGTGATGAAATGAAACAACAGGGCATGAGTGGAAAAAACATCCGTCATCTCATGAGTTACGATCAAGATTTTATTCCAGATGTCCTGGCTGGTTTGGCAAGGGATGTGACGGAGGCAGCGCCAAATCTAAGTTTAGTTAGAACTGCGTATGAGTTGGTCGATCGATTCTATTCTGAATTTGGCATTGACCGTTTTAAGCAAAATCTAAAAGTAACAGGACCTGTCCGCGGCAGAGTATGGACCAGAGGCGATGGTTCAAGGTATCGGGATCCTGGAATGATCCAAGATCTAATCGATAGTCAACCTTCCCAAGTCAATGATTTTTGGGAATGGTTGCAGGGTCAGCCTGGAGTTCGACCTCTTGGGCAAATTTCTGGGGAATTTGCCTCAAGCGACTACAACGATGCGGTAAGTTACAACAACAAAATGTATTTCTCCCACACTGGACGCAGCATAACATTTGGTTCAAAGAAACGAATCAGCAACCCCACAAGCGTTTGGAAAAGAAGAGATACTCCAACGGCAGAGCAAGATGTGACAGAAGGCTTTAAGAACACCTACAATGTGGGCGACCGTGTGGAATCTCCCCTGGGAACCGGCACTATCACTGTGGCATCCAAGAATGTCAATGTGGATGGTCGGGTTAAAGTCAAGCTGGATGATCCTGGTCGTGCTGGTGAAGATGGCAAGCATAAAGACACATTTGTATTCACCACTCACCAATTGAAACACGTTGCTGAACAAGGTGTGACAGAAGGTGAACACGGTTCCAGAAAACCGTTTGGTGTTCGTTATAAAGTATTCGCTGGTCGTGAAGGCAGAGTGTCTACTAAAGAATATTGGACTACCTCAGAGGAAAAATTACAAAAAGCTGTGGCTAAAATTCAAGCACTAGACAACTTCTACGGAATCGACGGATATAGCTATCCCAAAGAACAGCCAAGTGTGGCGGAAGGCTCCGAGATCAAGATCCCAACTGCAGATGGTATCACCATGCAGGATATACGTCTAATGGCAGGTGAGGGCAAATTGTCGCAAAAGACCATCCAGCAGGCCATTGCTGTTATTCGCAAGCAAAGACAACCACGCCAAAGTGTGACAGAAGACCATGACCAAAGCATCTTTAATCGTTACGTGCTGCCTGCGCTGGAAAAGATTCTGGGACAGGACAGTGCCTTTGACCGCCTAAACCAGCGTGCCGAAGATGCCATTGGCAAGTATGTGATACCTGCATTGGAGCGGGCCATGGGCGAGGGATCAACTTTTGATGAACTAAATCAAAAGGCTGAAGATCTCATAGGCGAGTATGTGATACCATTCCTTAGAAAAATAATGGGCGAAGAATCGGAACAAGTAGCAGAAGCCAGAAGACCCACAGACTTTGCCACCATTACCATCGAAAATCCCAATGGTCCTGGTGATATAGATCTGGAAGTGGGATATTACACCGAAGGTGACTATTATCCAGCCACTCGTCTGGAACCAGCATCATACCCAGAAATCATCATTGACAGTGTTCGACGCACTGACACTGGTGCAGAATATCCTCTGGACCAAGACACCTATGAATACATCCTGGATCAGTTGTATGACAGACAGGAACAGTATGAAGGCATTAATGAAATCAGTGATGCAACCAAAGCCAGCTATAAGAAAAAAGCCCAAAAACAAGTGCAGGATCTGACGCCACACGCACGCACAGGAGAATATCGAGACATGGCTAAAAGTATCATAAACAAACGTCAACAGGGTCTGGCCAGACTTGGCACTGTGGCTGAAAATATGCTGGCTGATTATGCCAGAAATTTGGATTCAATATCTGAAGGCAGAGATGGCAGACATAATCTCCGTGAAAGCACAGGAATTGATGCCAAGGCTCAACAACTTTATTTGCACATTGATCAGGCAGCAGCAGCGATTGATCAAGGTATGTTTGGTCCTGCTGTTGAACTTTTAGATATAATTGACGGTCAGCAACAAGCACTATTGGCAAATGAATTTAGAAATGCTAGTCAGCATATTCACGAGTTATTGCAAGAAATTATTCAAAATGTAGATCTCTTAGCAGACGGCCACAAGCATGGGCTTGAGCCAGGATTGATTGACAATCTTGAGCAAATTGCTGTAGAGATTGAAGATTTAGTTGGCCGCTTGCCCGAGGAATCTGAAGAAGAAGGTGGAATCAGTGTGGGTGATCTTGATGAGCAAGGTGTGGCGGAGGCCACTGGTGATACAAAGTTTGACACCATGATGGGCAACATTGTGCAAAAAAGTCAAGCACGTGAAATTCCTGAAGAAGAACTACGGCCAACCGAGTACAAAGGCATTAGAGTACAAAGTGCTATATATCCCCACTCCGATGACGCCCTAAGCCCAGATTATGCGCCGTTCGGAGAAATGATCATACACAAGGGTACAGTAAACGACGTCCCCTGGAAAGTCACACACACGCCCGGCGAGTTACGTTTTCATACAAATTTAAAACGCGACCAAATCATGGCTGTATTGGACCATTTGAAGGCCAATA